ATAGAGAATCATCACCCGCACCTGCTTTGCCAGTTGGCTCACTACAGTTGCAGCAGTATTCATATTTCATGTCTTACTCCTTAATGCCGTGGGCGGCTTCGATGGCTCTGGCAAAGGCGATGACATATTTCTTGGTCATCCGAAAATTGTCATCATCTCCGTAAAGTTCTTTTATCTCCTCATCCGTCAGCGGCTTGCGCTGTGGTGGGGTGGTGTAAAGGGGGATGTGTTCTACCTTTGCACCATGAATGTAGTTTCCTTTTTTAAACTCTAAAAGTTTTCCAGCCCCCTCAAATAAAACAAGATACGCCACAGGCTCTTGCTCTGGCTGTGCCAATGCCGCCTCTATTTCTCTTATTACGACATAGCGTGTATCTACATCATATTTACTGTCTGGCGTTTCTTCTGGTTGTTTTTTAATCCAATCAAGTGCCATTTCTAATGCTTGTCTCATTGTTTGTTCTCCAATTTAGCCAATCGGTCATCTAGTTCGCGTATCAGCACACGGGCAATGGCTAGTTCTTCCATCGCTTTCACAGGGTAGCCATGCATATGTTTGACATATGTTTCGCAGTGCCAGTACTGCGCCCTAACCATGCAGTCCATAGCGTTCTTGATGCGTACTTCTTCGGGGTAATCCTTGGCACTTAGGTGCGCATCACCGTATGCATCTTTGTATAGCCCAAGGCGTTCGTTCTCGTCGTGCAGGGCTTGCAGGACTGCTTCCTTGCGCTGTTTGGCTTGCCGTTCAATCTCGTTGAATGCTTCGTCTTCTGGTGTCATTTGTCAATTCCTTCTTTACTTATACTCTACCATATCGCCATAACTTGTGCCATACTGCGCCTCGCAAGTCACGGGTAAACCCCTAGCCCAGTCAGGTGTCCAGTTCATGCACTCGACGATATAAGCAAGCGCCTTATCCTTCTCGGCTTCACTAACCACGACAACTGCCGCGTCATGTACCGTGAGGGCTACGCGATACCGCTCTTGTATCTTGAGCATCTGTTGCCCAACCACAATCCTAGCCAACGCTTGAACTACGTTCTCAACTAGCGATCCACCCCACAGTGAGACGTTACCTTTACGGGACTTGTACTCGTATCTAGATTTAGATTCGTCAGAGTTGAGTTTGAGTTCGGGGTAGCGGATATACAGCCCATTCGGTAGGCGCAGTCCTTCGGGGGTAACAGCCACGCACTCATGCTCACCGTAGTAATAGTTTTTCTTTTTGTTAGGCCACGTGGCTAAATGTTTTATTACGCCACCGCCTTCGTCCCATAGTGCTTTGATCTTATTGTTATCAGTGCGGTATGTATTAACATATTTGTCAGCGTCCTCAAATGAAACAATTGCCCCGGGGGGTGTTGTCTTGAGCGTGTGCTGCAACTTTAACGCACCAGTACCATATCCAAGACCAAGAATGCATGTCTTACCTACAAACCGCTCGATGGGGTTCGCCTTAGTGATTGGGCGATCATATATTTTGGTTGCGAATACTGAGTAAACATCTTCTCCCTTGCGAAACTGCTCGACCACATCATCCTGCCCTGCCAACCATGCGAGGACACGCGCCTCGATTTGAGACGAGTCGCAGTTGATAACGATGCAGTCATCGGGCGCAACCACCGCGTTCTTGAGAGCCTTCTTCTTTTTATCCCTGCTTGGTAGATTCTGGAAATTGACCTTATCTGATCCAGCCCACCTTCCTGTATGCGCCCCGTAGTATTTGAGGGGGATGGGGAGCATGCCTTTGTTACGCTTACCAACGTCGATGAATCTTTCAATCCTTGACTCTTCAATGGTTGACTTAGTACCCAGTCGAACAGAACATAACTGTTGTATGAATGGGTCTTCATGTTCAGTAAGCGCCAAAAAGCCTTCATCGTTTTTAGCCAACGCATATGTTTCCTTTCCAGTTGTTTTGCTTGGTTTCATTGGCACAACAATGTTGTGTTCGGTTAGTAGTTCAGCAAACTGTTTATTACTAGCTAGACGCTTGCGCACCTGCTCTGCTGTCTCGCAGTTGAGTTTCTCCATCAATCCTTCAAGCAGTGCGTTCTTCTCTTCGCGTAGTTCGTCAGCGCGTTCTTGCAGTAGGGCATCATCAACATAGAACACGGGGTGGGTGAACATCCGCAGTGTCATGTCAATAAGCTTTGTTTCATCTTCGGGGAATGCGCTCGACAATATATTGAACAGCGTAAAAGTAAGGTCTACGTCATTCTTGCAATACTCACCGTAGCGGGCTAGTTCTTCTTTAGTGAAGTCGAGTCGCCTCTTACCTTCAGCCAAGATAACTTCTTCACCCTTCTCGCCTATCTGATAGCGCGTGGCAAGCGCCTTGAGTGAGCCACCTACATCAACACCGTGAAGCGCACGAGCCATGCACAGGGTGTCATACATGAACGCGGGCGTAATGCCATACTTCCAACTAAGAATACATCCATCGAAGAGGGTGTTGTGACACACCAGCGCGCTGCTGCCCCAGTCAAATGTGGATAAGAATTCTTTTATCTTGTCGTTACTGCCTGTGAACCAGACAGTTGGGGCATCGTCAACCTTCACGCCAACGCCTATTACCTCAAAGCGTTTGTCGCGCACATATTCTTCTGTGGTCTGATGCTTAAAACCAAGTTTGATCTTGGAGTCGTAGTAGGTCTCAAAGTCAAGGGTAATTAAACTCACAGTGGTGCGTCCTCGTATTGCTCTATTCGTTTCTTAGTAGATGCGCGCATTACTTTTTCTAACACGCTTGGGTCTACGCGTTTGAATGGATTCCAATCGTTTGCGGATATTCTCGAGATGAGTTCGTCTCTCGTAATCAATTGCCTCTTGCGGGACAACAAGTTCTTGGGTTGTAAATCGGTGTTCGTTTGCACATTCTCTCCTTCGTGTATGCCCAAAAGTGGGCGATTGTCTTGTTTCTTTCACTAATGACCATGCACCGCACTCGGGGCATTTCATACTGATCTGCCTTGCGCAGGGTTATTCATAGCGTTCATTTCATCCGCTTTAGTTGCCCACGGATTGACGCTAGTGGTTGATATAGTGCCATTACCTATCGAGGTGCTAAACAAATTCCTTGGGTCAGTGAGTCCTGTCGCGTAGCGCCCGTCGGCTTTATATCGAATAGTATTTTCAGCGCTACCCAATGGTTCGCGCTCACCCGCTAGTGTTGCAAGAACTTCTCCATTGAAGTGTTCTATCTTCGCTCGGTCGTATGCTTCTTTAAGAGCCTTTTTATCTTCGTCAGATAAGCACTCGGTCATGTTCATTACTCGCGCCCACTTGGAAGCCAAGCCCTCAACAAACTCTTCGGGGTGACTCGCCATGCGTGCGATCAAAATTTCTGTTCCTGTTTCCATATCAACTTCCTTTGTTTAAGAACTGGTATCAAATTAGCAGTCCACCGAACGATGGGTTGCTAATCTTAGAGTTTTAATAGACACAAAAATAGGGGGCGATGGACTAACCATGCCCCCTTGTGGTTACTTACTTAACTTAGCGATTTCTCTATTGAGATACCAACGCGCTTTGCACAAGTCCTCGTGCTTGTCGCCCTTATGGTCGGCTCGTGTAATGTATTTCACAACATTGCCCAAGTTGTATCCCAACGACTTCGCTTCAATAAAGTCGATAGTCTCGATACCACCTGCCGTGTAGTGGGGCGGATGATTGACCATATCGGTGTGGTGTGTCTGAACAATCTCTTTTGGTTCAGTAGTGTCTTTAGCCATGTGCTTCAGTAACTCAACTGCAACTACATCTCTTGCGCTAGGCATGCGTGCCTTCTGTTTCCAAACAGCATGCTTACCACGACCGACTTTGAATAGGCGTAACTTCTTGCGTGCGTTGTATAAAAGATTATGTGCGGAGTCCATATTCACGCCAACTTCAGTGGCGATGTCTTTCGCTGATGTATTATGGTTTTTAGCCACGAGATTTGTTGCTCGTGCTATGTTGCTTTTCGATCTAATCATGTGCCTTCTCCTTTTTGATACGGCTTTTAACGGATACGATTCCAACCCCATGTTGGTTTCGTGCTTCTTGCATAGCATCTGCGAGTTCATACGCTAGGGCGGGAATAGTGGGCGGGTGTTCTCCTTTCATTAGTAACCCCACCATTGCAAACCCTGCGTGTAAATCTCGCAAATTGCTACGATCTTCTTCATCAGTCATAAGAGTTCCTTATATGTTCTTCAAAGATATCAATGTTGTCCTCGTTTACAAGCCAAGCATCGCCACCTGTTCGCTTAATAGTTTCTAGTTCCTTGCGTTGTAGAGCAGTGAGGACACCCTTGCCCGCCTTTGCTTCTATCGCTAGAAACTTTCCCTTGTGACAACACAAGAAGTCGGGTATCCCTGCGTTGCCATACCCCGCACCATGTGGCATTGCGTACCATATAGCGTGTGCCTTGAGAATCTTCTTGATCTTCTCTTTGACCTTGGCTTCGGGTGTCATGCTTGCCCCCTTGCTCGGATTGCTTCTGCATACGTTGAAAATGCACCTTTGGCTTCGTGTTCAGCATGAATGTCATCACACACCTCTGCACACGCCTCACGCTCTTTCTCTGCTACCAGTTTTGCAAAGGCTTCAAGTTCACAATACGTTATTTTCAACACATCGTATTCATCTGGGTTTGACGATGGGCTTGCACCAACTTGGTTAGCCATCTCAATAATTTCATCTTGTGTCATATGTCCTCCCTACTGACCCATACGATTGCCACACCGACTAGCACAATAATGATTGCGCCTAGTCCCATTAGAAATACTGTCCATGCGATTGTTTCAAGCATTATTTAGTCCTCCACCTTTCAGTGAATCGAGAGTTAACCGATCAAGAATTAATATGAAATACGAACGAGATGCACGCCAACCAACATCATCTAACTCCACGGATTGATTGTTTGTGTAGAGAGATATGTTGTCGAGATCGTGGTCATCTTCTATGTATGCGCCCTCATGTCCAAGAATCATTGCCATCTTGGATTTCAACGCATCAGGTAGGGTATCGTCTGTGTATCGCCTAACGGTTCTATCACCCACGAATACCGTGTAATGTTCATCTGCAACGCGCATCACTGGGACACGGATTAAACCCCAATTCTTAGTATGCACAACTGGGCTAAGACCAGTAGGCATCAGCATGGTGTCACCATCCACGCATGGTCGAACTGTGATGGGCGGGAGTGGTACATAAACACAGCATCAAGATTCGGGTCATATCCATCCATGATAGGTATGAAACCTTGCTTGTTATGGTTAGAGTTCTCGTAGGCTAACTTGGTCATGGTCATTACTGGAATGAACTCTGCAAGTTGCTCGTAACGAGCATAGCGTTTGAATGGTTCAACTGTTTCATACTTCATTTCTGATTGATCTGAACTGACTTTTGTTAACTTGAATTTACCGACGAGGTAGTGGTCATTACTGTCAACACCGATCATGTAGAAAGGGTTAGTGAAGAACCGATTACTCTCTTCGATTTTTGTTTTCTTGATGTTATCTGCGTTTTCAAATTTGTCAAGTATTATTTGACATTTATTTTGGTCTACATGCACCCATTCGCTATTAGGACTTTTACCTAGTGCGGTCAACAAAAGCGCATGAACTTCATCACCATTCAACCCATGCTCTTTACTATGACTACCTAAATCTCTACGCAATCTGCTTACTGCATCGGTGAGTCTGCGTACATAACCATGAGTAGTTTTCTCCGCAGTAGGCACTGCTTCCATGCGCTTGAGTGTTGTCATGAGTGAAGAGATCTTTACGCTACCAATAGTCTCTCTATCTTGCGTGCTACTACCTCGTTGTTTCCTATACCAAGGCGAGCGGTATTTGTATTGAGTTTCATCGTGGTCATACCACACATGGCTCACAGCAAAGCCATTAGGGTGACACATCATGTATCCATCCCCTTGTGACTTTTGATATACCTTTAGACCATAGGTAAATTGCAGTTCACGCACCAGTGGGAAGATCTTTGAGGCTTTCAGCCCCTCGTATAACTCCTCACTACCAAACCCCTCTACAAAGTATCTCTCTATCGACATATCAATCTCCCAGTTGTGGTTCTCTGACTTTAATGATGACCGCATAATCAAGTAACTTGATCTGTTTGATCGTCTCTTTTGTGAGCGTTACTGTCCCTGCAATTCGTGCAAAGATACACGCCTTCTCGCACACAGGGTAAAACTTCGTTACCCCATACACATCTCTCATCTCTACTTCTATGGCATTCAGACTCATGTTGCTTGCTCCATTGTTTGACCGTTGACTACTACTTTCACACCCCACTCACACGCAGGGAATTTCTTACCGCCCTGATAGGACACAGGCTTGAGAATCTCGGGGCTTTGTTTGTATATCTCTTTAGCGATTCTTCTCTTAGTTGAGATGAAGATGTTCTCAGGCGTGTCGTCGTTCATAGCGTAATAGTGAGAAGAGCCATATCTCATGCGATACCCGACTCGCTTTACGTCATACCCAAGGGTGAACAACAAGAACGCATCCAGTGGCGCATCGTCTATGAACTCCTCTGCTTTCGCTATCAAATCGTTGTTTTTATATTCATGTTTCTTATGCGCCCCCTCGCCATAGATACCCTCGACGATTTCTACACAAGTAGAGTTGATCGTGTCTAAGTTCATAGCCTTGAGCATCACCTCAGAAACTTTGAACATATGCTCATACTTCGACAAGATACCCTTGGATGCTTTGCGATTGATGTGGTTAGTGACTACCATATACGGTGTTATCGCTTGCATCGTTTCGCAGTTTACTTTCATACCTTTCCATATCGTATGGAAGATAGTGTCACCATCGCCCCACCCATTGCTAAATATGAGTCCACCTCTTCGTGAATCGTTAGCAAAGTAGCCCGAACTATGTTGAGATAGAAAGCAACGATCGCCTTGGTAGTAGCGTGACTTAGTAAACTCAAACGAGTTGTCAGGGCGCACAGTGCCCATGATGTTATGACCTTTGTCTCGTCTGTGATACTCACACTCTTTGAGAGAAATCCATTTACCATCGACCTCCCCATACTTATGGAACTTCATCACATAGGTTTGCGCGCGCTGTGTGCCAGTCGCTTTTCTGAATTTTCTGTGTTCGAGTTTCAGTCGTATGTATTCGAGTCTATCAATCTCAGTTGTATGCCATGTATCGCCATACACGATGTCGAATACTGTCGCACCATCCTCGTCTCGTCTGAGAAAGTATTTGTGGTTTTGCTTGCGGTTGCCGATAGGAAACCTATTTACGTTTCCACGATAGGGTGGGACGCTATTTGTGATGTTGAGCAGTCGCTCGTAGTTAAGTGCTTTCATTAGTCTTTCCCTTCTTTGTTAATCTCATCAATCAAATCTAGAATTACTCTCCAGTTCTCTTGGTCTGCGTTGTCTTTCAGCATCTCTTCCAATGCTTCTAGATGCGCTCTGTCACCGTGATGCCTGATTAGTATTCTCGCTATCGTCTCTTGTACTTTGCGTATGTTCGTCTCCTTGTCTAGTGTTATCGGTGCTTCCCACTCGTTCATCTTGTCCTCCCATTTCATCAAGGTAAGTTAATACATCCCTCCACATGAGAGGGTTCTGTGTGTTGCTAGCAAGTTTCTCTACGCAGTAAAAATATGCGCCATCTCCTTTCTCTGCTAAGAGTTCCTCCGCTAGTTCTTTCGACATGCGGTGTCGTGATGTAGGCGTGATGTTCATAGCGTATGCGAGTTCTCGTAATGACATCTTCAAAGAATTTTCAGTCAATGGCTCAGTCATCACCAAACACCACCATCTTGCCGACAGGGGGCTCGAAGTATTTGTTGCGTGTGATCATCCACATCGTTGGGCTAGAGATATTCCATTGGATATCGCCCTCTACATACCCGTCAGTGAACACGATCACACACTCCGCTTGAATCTTCTCTTTGTTGATGTATTCATTGACACACCCGACATGAGTTCCACCACCGCCTAATGGTTTAAGCAACGATGCGATGCTTGCATACTGTGATCTCTCGAACACTTGCTCACCATGAACCTCGGTGTCCCACCACAACACACGAACCCGCTCGGGTTGCGCGATGTCGCAAATTGAGACCAGTTCCGTAGCGAACTCAGTAATCTCATCACTGCCAATCGAACCTGATGTGTCAATAGCGATCACTACCTCACCGATCGTTTCGTTCTCCATGCTTGGCAAGTAGATGTCATTAGCCATCTGACGCTTGTTCATCTTGCGCCAAGTGAATTCATCCTTACCTCTGATTGATGAGTTCACAAAGTCACGCAATGCTTCACGCCAATCAATCTTGGGCTCGAGTAGATCTGAGATTGTCTTGGGTAACTTCGCACCCATGCGACCCGCTAAGATGCCACCCTCACGCAACGCCTTGTCGATTGCATCGTTGATCTCTTTGGCTTGCTCATGCGTTAGATCAGTTAGATCACCGAACCCATGCTCGTCTGAGTCAGAAAGGTCATACTCCTTGCCATTGACTTCGACCGACTCCCACTCTTGCTTATCTTGCTCTCCACCCGACTGTGGATTGCTATCTCCATCGGCAGGGTTGCTAGGGTTATCACATGGCTTGCCGTTCTGTGGTTTTGGTTTTGGCTTGGCGTGCTTCTTCAAATAGGTAAACACCTCACGCATCGACCAGTTGTGAAACATCGGGTCATACACCGCACCATCAGGCAACTCGACAATGCGTTCCTGTGTGTTAACGATGCATCCCTTAATATTCTCAATGATGTCGTTGACCACAAAGTCGGCTGCCAAATTAGCCATCTTGCGGTTCTCCTCAAACATCATCGCGCCATGCGTTATATGCTTGAGCCCCACATGAAGATTCTCATGCAATACCAAGCCACGACGCTTGGGTGCAGTGGCGATACGCTTCAAGAACTCACGACCATAGACCTTGTTGACACCATCGGTGTATGCCGTAGGACATCCACTATCGACGATCTCACTCTTACCCATCAACATCACGCCTGAGTAGAACGCTGTCTCGGGATGCTTCATTAGCGCAATGTGATCACGCTTGAGCAATGTCTCTTCTCTATCTTTAACTAGCATTTGTAACCTCCATTTCGAAACCTTCATCGGTCTCTTTGATTTTTAATTTGCCAATGGCAACTTGGTGAAAGATATTCATAGTCTGTCGTTTAAATAAAATGCCCTCAGCCTTCTCTTTGAAGTAGAGGTAAGTCATCACGACCAAACCAATGAACAACACGAACTCCAACTCAGTGATAGTTATCATCACACTTCCTTTCAGTTAATAAGATTTAAATACAGATCCACCCATCAATGGGGGGTTAGACACGGCTGTCGTTAGAACAACTCATGATTGTTCTTAGCCCACTCAGCGATCTCTTGGTTGTTACGAGCCAATCGAATCGACTTGGGATTGCGCATCATCATGGTAAAGAACACACCTTGAATCTCGCTAGATGGAATACGCTTGACGAACGACATGAACTTAGTCAACTGATCTTGTGTCTCTAAAACATCTACTGCTTGAAACATGATCATCAACTGCGCACTGATGTCCTTCGGTATCTCCACATCATCAGGATTCTTTACGATGTCCTTGACATCTACCAATGATTTCTCCAATGACATGAATGCCGACATATCACCTGCACCGCTTGCACCGATAGTGCCTGCGAGACATACCTTAGTAGCGTTCTCACCGATGATGTCACGATTGCGCACGATGACATCGCACTTGGCTAACGAGCGAGGAGAGACAAACGAGAGACTCGTCATTGATGGTTTGAAGATGTATGGGTTGTCCTTCTGATCTCCGTCTGTGTATGACGCCAAGCAACGAGGGAACATTGCAACGAACGCACGAACAACACGAGAGACACCATTCTCTGTTGCCCATGCCAACCACTCATCTGCTGTTGGCTTTGCCATACGCACCAAGCACACACGATTGCCTGCGTGAGCGAGCATGTTGTCACCGACACCATCTGATGCATTATTAGATGTTGCAATAATTGCCGATCCATCGGGCAGTGGACGATCACCTACCATCTTCTCTAGCATTAGTCGGGTGAAGATCACTTGCAGTAACTTCGGTGCTTTCATCAACTCGTCAAGCAAAATGTATTTCGGCTTGTTGTCATCGAGATTGAAGAGACTCGACACATAGTATTCCAACGCCTTGCTCGCATGGTTGGGAATAGTCATACCTATGTCTGACATATCTTTCACGGGGCAGTCTACATAGATGTAGTCGAACTTGTCGCCCTCGATACTTGTGCCGTCTTTGGGTGAGCGCCACTTGTCACCGTTATCTGATGCAATCATAGATAAAAGCGAGGTCTTGCCACAACCAGGTTCAGACTGCACGACTACTGTCGTATGTGGGGCTACTACGGGAATGAGTTTGCGTAACTCGTTGATTGATACTGTGTCGTTGAAATTGATTTTAGACATGATGTCTTTCCTTTACTGATTGGATACTTAAAATTACTGACTTGATACTTAACTTAGACGCACTTGAATGCGCCAAACTTCCCGAGGATGCTGTCTACATCCTCCTTCACTGCATGACGCACCGCATCGGAATCACGGATATCCTCTGCCGTCACATCGCTCAGTGTTCTCTCTAGCGTTGCCCTTGCCTCCTCCAATGCGGGATCTGCGCTTAGATTGAATTGCTTGAATGACTCGCACATCTCTTTCGCTTTCAAGATGGTCGTGTCATAGATCTTTCTCTTCTTGGTCTTGGTCTCGCCTGTGTTAGCGTCAACGCCTGTCTCGTCAACACCACAGCAATGGCTAATAGACTTCATAACCTCAACGAACCTTGATTGTTGTTCCATCATTACATGGGACATTATTTCCTCTGCTTGAGTAGAGTATGACTCGAACAAGTCATCAGCGATGTCTTGCGCAATGGCGCACCTGAAATCGTTCATCGGCACTTCGGACACGAAAAGCCTTAAACCAAACTTTGACGCCAGTTCCTCACGGCTCGGATAATCATCTCGGTTGAACATGTCGCCTTGCTTGAACGCCATGTCGCTCACGATCGAATCGTAATCAGCAATGAATGTATTGACCGATGACTCGAACGCTGACTTGTGGTCGTGCCACTCTTGCTTGAACTTGGGCATGTCCACGCTAGGCAGATAGTCCTGTGCGTTGTTCCACCGATAGGTGCGACGCTTGACCCAGTTGTAGATAGTCTGACGATAGTTCACGATCGCCTTGTGCTTGGGATGATCGGCTAGTAAGTTCTTCACATACTTGCCCGCGTTACGATCGGCATGCTTTGCCGTAGTAACCTCATTGCTGATGCCACGATCTTGCTTGGTAGCAGACCACACATTGACATCCACGCTGACTAACATACCCGATGTCGCAAGACTGATCAGGTGCTTTGGCTTTTGTAATTCCATTTGAATTCCCTTTCGTTTAAAAACAAATCCACTATTACATGGACTACTAAATAACGGCGGTCACTGCTGACTCCTCCATTGGCTATAAGTATAACAGAACTTGACTTATTAGTCAAGAGGTTTACTCAACTTTTTTAGATAACCAATCGCAGGTGATCTCTCTCCTGAGACTGATGTAGTCCTCTTCGAGATCGCCAAACTCTTTCTTGGTGATGTCATCTGCGTTCTCACCGATCTCAATGTATTGACCCACGATGCAGTCGTTGTCCTCGTGGAACTCAAATGCCAAACTCCACAACGCCATGTGCGCCCTGACATTCACATAGTCGGGATACCATTTGATTTCGTGTGGCGTATGAAAATTAAACTGTAACTTGGTCATGTCGATCTCGAGCCACTCGTTGATCGAGCCCTCCTTACCAGTCCACAACACGGGTATCTTGGACTTGGCTTCGCATAAGAATGTATTGAACGACTGCTCGCTCTTCTTATCGTCATCGCCCACGAATCGTATGGTGTATGCCACCAATGATCTATAACCCATTGACTCCTCCTTTGTGTGATGAGTTCAATCCCTTGAGCAAAGACATATCCGTCACCAGTATGTAGTTGGACTTGGGCATCGGCACGACTGTGCGCACCACACGCTTGGACTCGGACTCACCACATGGTAGGCACATCTTGTAACCAAGACTCCACCTTGCCGTGGGATACCGATCACCGCATACACGGCACTCTGCTTTATAGGACATAACCATTCTCCTCTGCGTAGTGCATCAGCATGTAGATGAGCAGTAGGGCTTCCCATGACTTGCCCTCACCGCACCACTTGATAGCAAGATCTGCTGTCTCCCATGCTTCTCGTTTAAAAATCTTCTTGCTCATACTCTGTTGTCCCTTGTTGCTTGCTCGTATGTGTCACGGTGGAACTCCATCTCACGGACATGGAAGTGTGTGTCTAACTTCTCAGGGTCTTGTTCGCAAAGCCACGCATCCCACAACGCCAGATCTTTGTGCGCATAGACGCCTATGACTTTCTCGGCTGTTGCCGTCACTTCGATCAGCGCAAAGACTGACTCAGGCAGAAATGGGTTAGGCATTAAACCCGTCTCCACTGCATCATGGATTGCAATACTAAGTTGTTTCATCTGTCCCATAAGGTTTCTCCCAGTTTGAAAATCCACTATTGGGTGGATCGTTGTTTAACATCGGTGATGAGTTGCTCTCCCCACCAGTCATAAGTATAACAGAACTTGACTTATTAGTCAAGGGAGTTGGGTAAGTTTTTTATTTAGGGTTTTGTTCTACTTGTTCTACCTTGTTCTACTTTTTCCACTTTACATATAGAACGAGGAAAATTAAATTTTTGTAAGGGAAAGTATTAGTTTTAGATAAGAAATTCTATATAATATTAATTATAAAGATATAAAAAAATAAGTGTTGTTCTATGTTCTAGTAAATTTGAGGGGGTATACGGTTCTATTTCGCTTTTTCTCTGCACTGGCTGGCGAACCCTCCCTTGCCCGACTTTTTTCAAAAATCCGACCATCCTGCCAAAAATCGTAGAACATTAGAACAAAACCCCGCTAACCCGCATGAAACCTAGAAAGTTCTGTTCTAACTATGCTTATAAAAGTAGAACATGTTCTAGAACACAGCACAAATCAGGTCTATCAATTCTGAGAACGGTAGGCGATGCGCTATTTGACGTAGCGTCATTTCTGAGAACGGTAGGCGATGATTCAAAATCCACTATTCGATGGATCGTTAATTAAGGCGCTTGTGCATGCAACGCTCACTTAACGCGCGCGACCACAAATAACTGGTATCAAAACACAGGGCCAAAAAAAAGCCACCCGAAGGTGGCTTAGAAGTTTCTCAGTTATTACTTATTGTATGTCGCCCAAAACGCTTTTACAGCAAGTTTAAACTTTGCGCTGTCCGCTGTGGAATCCATACCTCGTGTTTGCTTGACCTTGCAGGATTTTTCTTGTTTCTCGAAATCCTTTGTGATTGATTCCACAAAGTTTAGCGATGCCCGTGTGGTTGACTGTCCAACAGTTAAAAGGCTTTTTGCTATGCGTTTTAATTCCCTGATCTTATTAGAGCAATAAGTGGAGGTGGCATCTCTCGCCTCGCCTATGATTTTATGTAGTGATGGATTCGTGTTTTTAAGTTTCCCGAATTCCTGAGATGAAAAGGAAAACGCATACGCCACAGTCATCTCGATCTTTTCAACCTTTTTGTTGGCGATTTGCTCGGGCGAGGCGATTACATAGTGATCGTTGACGACAGCATACACAACAGGCTTTTTGATCTCGCTATGTCTCAGGCGATACCCATCTACCATATCGGCTTGGATTTCCTCGGGGATTGTTTCGGGGAAGCCAGCGATTTTATCGAGGGCATATTGCGCCTGATCTCTAGAGGTGTCTGTTGTGATAGCGTGTTGATATGCGAAATCTTTGAATGATTTAAATTGCATTTGATTACTCCAAAAGTTAAGAACATATCGCCTAGAGGATTCGTTGGCGACAGATATAAGGTATCAAATCAAGCCCTTTAAGTAAAGTTCCACAGGGGAATGGATCGTTATTTAACTCGCTTGACCTGCCTGCGCTCTTCACGCGCGCGACCACAAATAACTGGTATCAAAACGCGGGGACAAAAAAAAGCCCCGCCAAATGGCGGGGCTTAGTGTGCTAAGTATTACTTAGCGTCTGCATGATTCCATTTGACCATGAACGCGATCTTCGCATCCGTGAATCGTTTGGTGTCGGCAGTTGAATCACCGCGTGACTTAGCGGTCTTCAGTCTGGTCTCAGCGGTGTCTTTGAACCATTCATTAATGAACTCTTCGAAGTTCAGATTCGCTTTGCGAGTCTTGCCTTCTTCACCGCTCGCTTCTTTCTGTAGTCGTATTGCTACGCGCTTGAGTTCAGCGAGTCGGTTCGAGCAGTAGGTGCTAGTTTTGTCACGGACTTTACCGATTAGTGAATGAAGCGCGGGACGCGTGTTCTTCAGTTTGCCAAACTCTTGCTGACTATAAGAATACGCATGATCGACACCGATTTTGATCTTCTCGACATTGTCGGTCTTGATGTGTTCTGGTGTAGCGATCACATAATGATCATTGATCACCGCGTAGACTACTGGTTCAAGCAGTTGCGTGAACTTCATTCTGTACCCGTTGTAAAGCGCGTCCTTAACTTCGCTTGCTACTTCAGTAGGGAATGATGCGTCTTGCGACATAACGAAGCGCGCTACTGCTTCAGTCGTTTGGTATGCACCCGCTTGCTGAAAACCCGCGTCTTGAACGGATGTGAACGATGCGCTAGTTTGAGTCGTAGCAGACTTGGGCTTTGTAGTTGCCATGTCAATCTCCATGAAAATGAACGATTTAAAAATATCGGCAGAAGAATTTCTAACCGACAAATGAAGAGTAGCATTTTGTAGGGTCTAAAGTAAAGTTCCATAGGGGAATGGATCACTAATTAGCGCGCTTGTCACGCTCACGCTTCGCGCGCCCGACCACACATAACTGGTATCAAACCCTCCCCGAAGGGAGGGTTGTGGTTAGCGCACCCGACTATATTCTTCGCCGTCTATCTTGGCGCAGAACGTAGCACGTTGCACTTGTAGTCTAGCCTTACGAAAGAACTCGTAGCGGCTTGGTAGTTCAGAGAAGGGGCGACGTTGGTACATCGCCTCTCTCAACGCTTGATACACATGGGCTCGCCATATGTTGCGCTGACCTGTTGTCATCACTCTTCTCTGAATGATGGGTCAATCCACAGCATGATCTGCACCATGAGCAGACCACCAACTACAAACAGTACAGTGTCCCAACCGATGTAGTTGTTACCTGATGTAATGCCGAGGTTGATGCAATACATGCGAGACATGAACACCATGCCGATGATGAACCAAGTGAGAGCGTCCACAATCTTGCGGACTCCACGAACTGCTGACATATCAATCTCCTAGTTAAAGATGGGGGGCTTGCGCCCCCCGAGGGTTAGCGGTAGTAACGAACCGCCATCGTGCGACCGAAGAGGTCGGTCACCTTACCGAACATGTCCTTGTTCGGGTACTTATATAGCCACTCCTTGGCAGAGGCTAAAGACCATGCGGTGTGGGTTGCCGCTGTGTTACCCCACTGGATGTGTACTGTGTACATGTCATCTCCCGTGTATGGACTGGCTGACTAGTCGTTGACCAAGTGGCTTCCGAATCCATGTGTGTAGATTACTAGAACGGGGGGCATAAGTAAAGTTTGGCGGGGGATCAGCGCACCCCCACACCCCCAAATCCTCTTTGGGTCCCCCCTAGCCCCCATACCCTCGAATATGAACAAATAACACCGCGTTTTTTCAAACTTTTATCATTCACCCCCTTACCTTTCCGGATCGACGGCGCTGCTATTTTCACTTAGCTACTATACTTATAAGCCGGGTCGAGAGTTACGCGCCGGAGCAAAATACCTAGCATTCATGCGGCCTAGCGCCCCATTTGCTTCTTCTACAACAATAAGTACTTATTGCCGATCTGGAGTACCTACCCCCATTAATTTTTTGCCACATTTATTCAACATTTATCATGCAAACACCCCCCGTCTCTTTTTATTTGCATATGTCAAAAAATTTTTTACAAAAAAATTCCAAAAAGTGATATAGTCGGCGCATGACTGATACGTTAGTACCGAACATAGAGGAGAATATTCCTCTGCCAGAGAATGCAAAAGAAGCATTCCCGGATCTATCTGCCGAACAAGAGTTGCAGATGAGGGCCAATGTCATCAAGCTAATGTCAGACCTGACTGGTCAAGAAATCTCTCCAACGAAGGAAAACGCAGAGCAAGCCAAAGCTTTGGCTAAGGAGATGATCTCTAATCCTGCTTTTCGCCCTGACTACTCTAAATATCCCAACGAAACACTAGCTATGTTGGCTGGTATGGTGGCTCAGATGAACGTCTCTATAGTAGAAGAGCTGTCTGATCTGAAGATGTACGTGGTAAATAAGCTAGTTGCCGAGATAGAAGCTGCAAAAGACCCCAAAATTCGTGTCGCTGCCCTAGGAAAACTGGGTGAAGTGGACGGAGTTGACGCATTTAAGAAGCGTAGTGAGGTCACACATAAGATATTGACGGCAGAAGAGGTCGAAAAAGAGCTATTAGAGACGCTAAACAGCCTAGAAAACAAGGTAATTGACGTTGAAGCCCGAGAAATCGTGAAAAATGACTCAAAATCTGACGCCTGAGAAGATTTTTAAGCTGCGGCAGAGCTTGCCAAGCATGCCAGACAGACAAAGAAGGCGTGTTCTTGAGCTATTGAAGACATACGATGCCCAAATAACCCAAAATTTGGGTAAGGAGAGCTTTCTTGACTTTGTTAAACACGTATATCCCGGTTATAAAGTTGGGCCACACCATCTTAAGCTGGCGCAGATTTTTGAAGACATTGCCAACGGTAAGAAGAAGCGGGTAATAGTTAATATTGCCCCTCGCCACGGTAAATCTGAGCTAATTTCCTACCTTGCCCCTGCTTGGTTTCTAGGTAAATACCCTCAGAAGAAGATTATTATGTCGTCTCATACGGCGGATCTGGCTATTAACTTTGGTCGGCGAGTACGTAACCTTGTGGGTTCAGATTTATACAAAGAAATTTTTCCGCAAGTAGAACTGCAGGCTGACTCGAAGTCGGCATCAAGGTGGGGAACAAACTTCAATGGAGAATATTTTGCTATTGGTGTTGGAGGTGCTCTCGCTGGTCGCGGCGCTGATCTTTTCATTATTGACGATCCGCATAGTGAGCAAGATGCCAAAACGGGACGAGCGGATGTTTTTCTTCCTGCTTGGGAGTGGTTCCAGTCTGGCCCTATTCAGCGCCTTATGCCGGGCGGTGCGATTATTGTTGTGATGACAAGGTGGTCCAAGCTAGATTTAACGGGCCAAATCATCAAACAAATGGAGTTAAATGACACTCAAGGCGATACCGTCGAGCCTTGGGAAGTGGTCGAGTTTCCTGCAATTAAAGATGACGGAGAAGCTCTTTGGCCTGAGTTTTGGCCCGTAGAAGAGCTGTTGGCTAAGAAAGCTGTATTAGATATTAGGTATTGGAATGCACAGTTCATGCAAAACCCAGTATCAGAGGAAGGCGCACTAATTAAGAGGGAGTGGTGGAAAATTTGGGATAAAGAATCCCCTCCCGCATGTGACTTCACTATCATGAGTCTAGATGCTGCGCAAGAAGCCAACAATAGGGCTGACTTTAACGCATTAACGACATGGGGTGTGTTCTTTAATGAAGAAACTAATAACTACGCCATCATTTTGCTCAACTCTATTAAGAAGAGGCTGGAGTACCCTGACCTAAAAGCGATGGTTATCGAGCAGTACAAAGAATGGCAACCAGATGCATTTATGGTTGAGAAGAAGTCCAACGGATCCGTGCTGTATCAAGAGTTCCGCAGGATGGGTATACCCGTAGGTGAGTTCACCCCCGGGAAAGGTCAGGACAAAATTGCTCGTGTGAACGCGGTGTCGGCATTATTCCAAGGGGGAGTTGTGTACGCTCCGGATAGGCGATGGGCAAAGGAAGTAATTGAGGAATGCAACGACTTTCCCTCTGGCGCAAACGACGACTTGGTGGACTCCACTACGCTTGCGCTGTTAAGATTCAGGCAGGGCGGGTTTATCCGACTGGACACAGATGAGCCAGAAGAACCTAACTTGTTAAATATGTACCGCAAACGCGCGGCTTACTATTAAGGATACATCATGGATGATATGAGTTGGAAACGGGTGAAAGGTGGGTATTACGCTCCCGGCACGCCTGAGTACAAAGAATTCATGAAGGAAGTGGAGCCACTAATAAAAAGTGGCAAAACTAATATATCTCCGTCACATAACATGCCTCTTCCAGAAAATAAATTTGTTCGTCCGGAAAACTACATACCCGCGCGTAGAGCAGATCCCCTAGGCAAACACGGATCAAAAGACAGAATAGAAACAATAGATTATGGGTATGACAAAGAAACCATAGGCAGGTTATTGAATGCCTACAACGACGCGGTTAAACGTCATGGTGTACCTAAGATGTCAGCTGATGATCTAACTAATATGGCGTTAGTAGAAGGACGATCTAACTTTGGCTACAACGGCTTCGATTACAACAATAAAAAATCAAATGCTATTGCACAGGATCTAGTTAAACTGGGACATGATCCGTATGCTGCTGGGTTTCCAGCGGCTATAGCGGACAGAATGGCTGATGCACAAAGGCGTGGTGTTGATTTTTACCATGCTTGGAACGGTGGGGGGCCAGAGGCTAAGAAATATTCGCAGCGTATTGAGCAACAAAGATATGCAGTAGAGCATCCAAAGAATCAACCATTGCGCAACTTTATTAAACAGAAAATTGGGGCTTTGGATACAGACCAGAATATGTCTGAAGCAGAACCAGATCAGAACATTTCGCAAGTAGAGGCAGAACCAGACATGATGCGTCGTGGTGGCTCTGTAAGGATGCCTGACAGTTACAGTCAAGGCAGTTGGAAACTAATTTAAGGATACATCATGGCAATAGACAAGGCTTTATATCAGGCTCCTCAAGGTATCGACCAGATTGGTGCTGAAGACGATGAGCCTCTTGAGATTACTATTGAGGACCCAGAGGCGGTAGATATTAAAGGTCCCGGCTTTGAGATTAGTATGGTGCAAGAGGAAAACAGCGATGACTTTAGTCGCAACCTTGCAGAAGAAATGGATGAGGCTACTCTATTAAAGATAGCTGGCGATTTACTAGGGGATTTTGAAACTGACGTTGCTAGTCGCAAGGACTGGGTACAGACTTATGTAGATGGTCTTGAGTTGCTTGGCATGAAGATTGAGGAACGTATTGAGCCTTGGCCCGGTGCGTGTGGTGTGTTCCACCCACTATTGGCTGAGTCACTTGTGAAGTTCCAAGCTGAGACCATGATGTCTACATTCCCAGCAGCTGGGCCTGTTAAGACTGCAATCATCGGTAAAGAAACTCCTGAGAAGAAAGAGCAAGCTGAGCGCGTGCAGACTGATATGAACTATCAGTTGACCGAGGTGATGAAAGAATACCGTCCAGAACATGAACGCATGTTGTGGGGCTTGGGTCTATCAGGTAATGCGTTTAAGAAAGTATATGAAGACTCTAGCCTGCAACGGCAAGTTGCGATGTTTTGCCCTGCGGAAGATGTTGTTGTTCCATACGGTGCGTCGAGCCTAGAGGCGGCGGAGCGTGTAACGCATGTGATGCGCAAGACTCCTAACGAAGTGCGTAAGCTCCAGTACGACGGGTTCTACCGTGACGTTGACCTAGGCGATCCAACTGGTGTGATGGACGAGGTAGAAAAGAAGATTGCAGAGAAGTTGGGCTTTAGAGCCACACAAGACGATCGCTTCAAACTACTAGAGATGCACGTGGAGCTTGACCTCCCCGGTTTCGAGCATGAGACAGACAAAGGTGAGCAGACAGGCATTGCATTGCCATATGTTGTGACACTAGAGAAGTCCTCTGGTCAAATCTTAGCTATCCGCAGGAATTGGAAAGAAGACGATGATACTTATCAAAAACGAGCACACTTCGTACATTACCCATATATACCGGGTTTTGGTTTTTACGCTTTTGGGCTTATCCATCTCATTGGCGCTTTCTCTAAGTCTGGCACTTCTATCCTTCGCCAATTGGTTGACGCAGGTACGCTATCAAACTTACCGGGTGGCTTCAAGACACGCGGACTACGTTCGAAAGGCGATGACACGCCGATAGCACCGGGCGAGTTCAGGGACATGGACGTCCCAAGCGGGTCGATCAAAGACAACATCATGACCTTGCCATACAAAGAGCCATCACAGGTTCTCTTGGCGTTGTTGAACCAGATCATCGAAGACGGTCGCAGATTTGCAGGCACTGCTGACTTACAAGTTGCAGATATGTCTGCAGGTTCTCCAGTTGGTACTACGCTTGCGATCCTCGAGCGTACATTGAAGTCAATGAGCGCTGTTCAAGCTCGCATTCACTATGCGATGCGTCAAGAGTTTGAGTTACTCAAAGAAATCATCGCCAATAACGCCCCCGATGAATATGACTACGATCCAGAAGAAGGATCCCGGATGGCTAAAAAGTCCGACTATGAGGCTGTAAACATACTGCCAGTAAGCGACCCCAACGCCGCTACTATGGCTCAAAAGATTGTTCAATATCAAGCGGCTCTCCAGTTAGCACAAACAGCACCTCAGTTGTACGACCTTCCTCTATTACATCGTCAGATGTTAGATGTCATCGGCATTAAGAATTACCAAAAACTTGTACCGATGTCGGAGGACATGAAGGCACGCGATCCTGTTACTGAGAACATGAACATTCTTAGTAACAAACCAGTCAAAGCGTTCTTGTACCAAGATCATAGAGCACATATCGCGGTGCACATGGCGGCGGCGCAAGATCCACACATGCAACAGTTGATTGGACAAAATCCTCAGATGGCTCAGACTATCCAAGCAGCGATGTCAGCTCACGTTGCAGAACATTTGGGTATGGAGTACCGCAAGCAGATGGAGCAGATGATGGGCCAAACATTGCCTGCTAACCAAGATGATGCAAATGAGAAAGAAATGGCACCAGACATGGAGGTCAAAGTTTCTCAGATGGCAGCACAAGCTGCGCAACAGTTGTTACAGCAACACACTCAAGAAGCACAGCAGCAACAAAACCAGCAGCAAGCTCAAGACCCGCTCATCCAGTTGCAACAACAAGAGTTGCAGCTTAAGGGTCAAGATCTGCAACGTAAAACCCAAAAAGATCAATCTGATGCTCAGCTTAAAGCGCAGCAGCTACAGATTGAACGTGATCGCATCGCAGCACAACAAGAAACCGAAGGGGCGAAACTCGCTTCTAAGGTACACGGGGAAAGAGAACAGCGTAGAGCTGCTCATGAAGAGAAAGGGTTCACCACGGCGGTGGATCTACATAAACATGCTCTGTCATTGTCTCAGCAAGAGCAGATGGCGCGTTATCAAGCCCAGCAAGGGGCACAGAAAGATAAACCTAAGAAAGGTGAATGATGTCATACGAGGTATTACAAACATCACAACATTTCATAAAACAGATCGACGAAAACATAAAACGACTTGAAGAAGATCTTGGCGCTAGTAGTGCTAAGAGCTATGAAGAGTATCGCTATATGTGTGGGGTTATCACAGGTCTACTCACAGCTCGTCGATTCATTACAGACCTGACAAAGAGTATGGAAGATTCCGATGAGTGAAACACTTGATCTATCGCAAGCAGTGGATTTAACACAACTATTGCACAAGACAGAAGAAGAAAAAGCCAAACAACTACCCAAACCTTCTGGTTATCGCATTCTGTGCGCTGTGCCAGAGGCGGAGAGTGAGTTTGAAGAAAGTGAAGTTGGATTAATTAAATCCGACGAGACCATGCGCAACGAAGAGCTGCTCACAACAGTTTTGTTTGTTGTTGATATGGGACCAGACTGCTATGCAGACAAAGCTAAGTTCCCTAACGGGCCTTGGTGCAAAAAGGGTGACTTCATTTTGATTCGTCCAAATGCAGGTACACGCCTACTGATCCACGGACGCGAATTCCGCATCATCTATGACGACAACGTCGAAGGTGTTGTAGAAGATCCTCGCGGCATTAAACGTAAATAAGGAGGCCTTATGGCTACAGGACAGTTTGAGGAATATAAGTTTCCCGACGAGCAGACCCAAGTGGATGTTCAAGTGGAAGACACAGAAGAAGTAGACGTCAAGATAGTTGACGACACACCGCAGGAAGATAGGTTCGTAGAGCCACTTACTGAGGAAATTAAAGAAGACCTAGAAAAAGCTGATGAGTCTGACGATTACACCAACAATGTAAAAGTCAAGTTTAAGCAGTACAAGAAAGCTTGGCACGATGAGCGTCGTGCAAAAGAGGCGGCTTTTAGGGAACAACAAGAAGCTCTGGCTGCGGCTCAACGGATCTTAGATGAGAACCGAAAGCTTAAAACGATGTTGGAAAGTGGTGAGAAAGAATTAATTTCTAACTACCAATCATCGGCTGAACTGGAAGTAGATAAAGCAGAACGCAACTATAAAGAGGCTTATGACTCTGGGGATTCGGATAAGCTTTTAGAAGCCCAGCGGGAGCTAGTACGTGCGGAGATGAAACTTGATAAGGTAAAAAGTTACAAACCCACTGTACAAATACCAGAAAATGATGTACAAACTACCCAACAACCGCAGCCCACTCAACAGATGGACCCAAAGGTTGCAAGCTGGGTTTCACAGAACCCTTGGTTTGTAGACCAGAACAAGATAGCGATGCGCAAGTACGCTGAAGGTGTTCACGAAGAGCTAGCGATGCGGTACGGTAAAGCATACATTGGTACTGATGAGTATTTCAAAAGTATCGACAAAGAAGTTGCACGTAGATTCCCAGAAGAATTCGCGTCAACTACAAAAAACGAAGAGGTTGATAAACCAACTCGTACAAAACCAAGCACGGTCGTTGCACCGGCTAAACGTAGTACATCCTCTAAACAGGTCGTATTAACGAAAACGCAAGCTGCCTTGGCGAAGAAACTCGGACTAACCAATGAGCAGTACGCTCGTGAAATGACAAGATTGGAGGCTTAAATGGCTACAGAAAACAGATTACAACGCGAGATGACTAGTAGAGCTGCGCAGGAGCGTCCTAAGCAGTGGCAACAAGCAGATCTACTGCCGGAACCTGATAAGGAACCGGGCTACGCGTACCGATGGATTCGTGTTTCTACTTTGAACAACATCGACCAGCGAAACATTACGGGTAAATACCGTGAGGGCTGGGAACCTGTAGCGTCAGAGGAGCAGCCGAAATTTAGACTGCTAATCGATCCCACTAGCCGATTCGTCGGTCAAATTGAGATCGGTGGATTGTTACTTTGCAAGTGTCCAATTGAGCTGATGGAACAACGTAATGCACATTACGCTAAACAGACTCATGCACAGGCGGAAGCTGTAGATAACAATTTAATGCGCCAGAGTGACGCGCGGATGCCTATCTTTAGAGAAAGCAAATCCTCGACTAGTTTTGGTAAAGGTACTTAAATTTTTATAGGAGTCTTAAATGGCTTATCCCACCGTCAGCAAGACGTATGGATTCAAACCAGTCAACCGACTGGATGGGCTTCCCTACGCCGGAGCGATCCGTCAAATCCCTGTAGCGCCAGCATATGCGACCGCTATTCTCAATGGCGATACTGTTGCTATTAACACCAGCGGTTACCTTATCGCTAAAACTGCCACTAACAGTGGTGACAGCGTAGGTGTATTGGTTGGTTGCCAATATGTGAACTCGGCAGGTCAAACTGTTCAAGGTCAATATTACCCAGCTGCTACCTCAACTTCTACAGCAATGGCTTTTGGCTATGTTGTGGATGATCCTAACGCTGTGTTCAAAGTTGTTGCTACAAACGGTCAAACCACTGTTCCCACGGCATTTACCCGTGCGATTGTTGGCGCTAACGTAGCAATCTCCGTTACCACTGGTAACACCACCACTGGTGACTCGTATTATGGTATCGACGGAACTTCCGCTGACACCACCAATACATTGCCAGTCCGTGTAGTTGATGTTGTGCCTGATACCGCCACTGGCTTGCCCGGTGTTGCAGCTACGACTTACTACGAGTTTTTGGTCAAGTTCAACTTGCACCAGTACACCGATACCACCGGTATCTAAGGAGTAACTTACTATGGCTATTTCACGCGCACAACTACTGAAGGAACTCCTTCCCGGTCTTAATGCTTTGTTCGGTCTCGAGTATGCACGCTACGGCGAAGAGCACAAAGAGATTTACGAAACAGAGACTTCAGAGCGTAGCTTTGAAGAAGAGACCAAACTGTCTGGTTTCTCTGCTGCTCCTGTCAAAAACGAAGGTTCTGCCATCGCTTATGACAATGCACAAGAAGCATGGACTGCCCGCTACAACCACGAAACTATCGCCTTGGGTTTTAGCTTGACTGAAGAAGCTATCGAAGACAACCTCTACGATTCTTTGTCTGCTCGTTATACCAAAGGTTTGGCTCGTGCTATGGCGTACACCAAGCAAGTTAAGGCTGCTAACGTGTTGAACAACGGCTTCTCTAGCAGCTACCTCGGTGGTGACGGTGTGGCTTTGTTTAGCGCTTCACATCCCTTGGTTTCTGGCGGCACTAATAGCAACACCCCATCTACTCAAGCTGACTTGAACGAGACTTCCCTTGAAGCCGCCGTTATCCAGATCGCTGCTTGGACTGATGAGCGTGGTCTGTTGATCGCTGCTAAACCTAAGAAGTTGATTATTCCTCCAGCACTCCAGTTCGTGGCAACCCGTTTGCTCGAGACTAAGTTGCGCGTTGGAACAAACAACAACGACATCAACGCCCTTGAGAACAATGGTTCTATTCCAGAAGGCTGGACTATCAACCACTTCTTGACTGACGTTAATGCTTGGTTCTTGACTACAGACGTGCCTAACGGTATGAAACACTTTGTCCGTACGCCTTTGGCGAACAGCATGGACGGAGACTTCGACACCGGCAACGTCCGTTACAAGTCCCGCGAGCGTTACAGCTTCGGCTGGTCTGATCCATTGGGTGTCTTCGGCTCCTCTGGTTCGTTCTAAAGAAAAGGGGGTCAAAAGCCCCCTTTTTTTCTTTTTTGGTGTATATTTCAAACATCTGGGTGATCCGCTTTTACCACCACTGCCCCAGCAGACGATGCAACGATCGGTAAAAGCTCTTTTGCATAAGGAATTTTCATGGCACGCGCAACCTTTGAAGGCCCAATCCTATCGGGCGACTCACGTTTTGGACCACTTCGTAACGTTGGTTACGCAGACTTGGCTCAAGAAGCAAGCATTGTTTTAACAAACGTAACTAACAACACTGCTGGATACGGCGGAGTTTCTGGTCAATTTGTTAACGGAAACGGCATTCCTAACTCCAATGCAGTTGTTTACACACCCTCTTCTTCTACCTACCCACCTGTTGCAGCAACAATCACTGCTGATGCTGGTACGGGCGGTACAGGTACTTTGTACCGTGGCGTGGTGTTCTATGTGCCTTACGGCTCAAACATCAATGATTTCTTATTGGATACCAACGTAGCAATTACTGCTAGTGGCGGAACAATTGGAACCGTGACTGCTAAGATTGGTAACGCATTTAACGACACTACTTACGCAAACGTCACATCGATGAACGCCGCAACAGGTCGCAATACCGTTGCTCAAACTGGCGCTCAATTGTTGTCTTGCAACTCAACTACTGGCGATATCACAATCTCTCCAACACAAGGTTCTAGCCAGTACTCAAACCTGATGTCTCAAATTGTAGTTACTTTGACTATTCCTTACACAGCTGGTACAGGAACCACGTTGCCAACGATCACTGCAGGTACATTTACTTTTGCAGTTCGTTACACACAACTTGATGCCAACATCGGCAACAGCACAACTTACCCATACGGTAACTTTGACTAATCAGTCCTAGGGGCTTCGGCCCCTTG